AATGCAAGTCGTGTTGCTTGTATTCCATCCTGAATTGACAGGTTTGGAACAATTTTTAGATGTTTTATGTCAATTTTTGCAGAAATTTGTTCGATTATGCTTTTACCACCGCTTGCCATAGTTTTTGCTCTAGCGTCATGGGGTAGGTAATGATACCCATATTTGTAACCAAACTCATCTTCTTTTTGGGCAAGTAAACCTGTGTAATAAGGCACAGCTTGACCATTGCTAGAGTGATGATCCAGTATCCGTATCTCACCATAAACAACTTGAAACCAAATAATAGCCGTGGAATCATTGAAACCCAAGTCCCAAGCGGTATGGCAGGGGAACATAGGGTCATAGTCTACGGTAGTAATACGCTCCATATCCGTAATCCTACGCATTTCTTGACCATAATAAGCACCAAGGATAGCCGCTTCAAATGAGCATAGAAACTCTTGCTCGTATTGGTTATCAGACATTGAGGCTTTGGCATCGTCAAGTTCGGATTGTGGCAATAAATTGGTTTGATCTGCCCGTAGCACTTTTACATACCAATTAGGCTTTTTGGTGGCTTCGTTGTATATATCGTAGAAAGCGTTATGGCCTTTCGGTGTCCCGATGAAGGTGGCCCACCCCAATCTGTCCGCTAAAAGTGGTCTGATAATTTCACCCCATACTGACGGTTTCATATCAGCCATCTCGTCAAGAACTACGCCATCTAAAAAATTTCCACGCAAAGCGTCAGGGTTATCAGCACCAAATAGCCTGATCCTAGCCCCATTAATCAATTCAACCCATAATTCAGACTGATTAGCCTTTACCATAACTGGCTCTGAAAAGCGTTCTAAATATCTCCAAGCAACTGATTTGGCCTGACTGTAAAAAGGGGCGATGTAAGCGTATTGGGCGTGTTGTTTGTTTTCTAGCAAGGCTTTGACTATCAGATCGTTAATACAGGCTACAGTCTTGCCACAACGCCTGTGGGCTACGATTACTGCCCAGCGTTGCTCACGGTCATGAAAGTCCTCAAAAACGCTTCTAGGGCGGTATTTTAGCTTTATAGGGCTACTCATCTGCCCAAGCTATCCTTACATCACCACCGTTTGCACCTGTAACCTCATTGACCTGTGTTTCTTTCCATCTAGCCCGTGTTTTAAGCCAAAAGATAGCGGCCGCAGTATTACCCTTTTTTGCTTGGCTAAACAATGTGCCAGCAATAGCGGCATTAGCGTCTATACGCCCTTCGTCTAGTTCTTCTTGATAATACTTAACCAGCGTATCAGCACTAATCTTTAGCCGTGTAGCTATGTCCTCATGTGGGCAACCTAACGCAGATAAGCGTTTTACCTGCTCTTTGGTGGATTCTGTGGGTTTGTGTGGGGGTCTGCCTTTTTCTGCCATTTTTATAACTCCGCTAAAATAGCTTGTTTACCAGTAAAATCTTCCCAACGCTTGACAATTACATCGCAGTATTTAGGGTCTAATTCCATAACTCTAGCCAATCTACCTATCTTTTCACAAGCAATAAGCGTAGATCCTGAACCACCAAATAAATCCAATACAGAATCACCTTGTTTTGTGCTGTTTGTAATGGCTCTTTCAGGTAGTTCTACAGGTTTTTGAGTAGGATGGAAATTATTGGTAGATTCTTTTTTTAACTCCCATACCGTCTTTTCATTAGTTGGGCCATACCAAGATGGTGAGCATCCTTCTTTGTGCAAATACATACATGGCTCACAATTTGGAATGTATTGGGACATAAACGCCCCTAATCCTGACTTGATTTTGTACCATTGAATGACTGCTCGTAGCTTTAATGGCAATTTAGCCAATGAAGCGTATGTTTCTATGCTTTTACCTGATGCGTACCATACATACAATGCCGCACCATCCTTTAGCCATGTAATAGCTGTAGACAATGATTCGTAGAAAAGGTCTGTTAAATCTTCACCTTGTAGCGTATCAGCTATGATTCCCTGACGCTTTTTCTTATTATGACCGCCCTCATAAGACACTCCGTATGGTGGATCAGTAAACAATAAATCAGCTTTTTGGCTCTGTAATAGCTTTTCTACCGCATCAATGCTGGTGCTATCACCGCACATAAGCCTGTGGTTTCCAAGGATATATATATCGCCTAGCTTGGTTTTTGGCTCTAATGGCGTGTCAGGTACGGCATCTTCATCAGTTAGCCCGTCTGTGCCTTCAATTACATTTAGCAGAGCATCCAGTTCTTTATCATCAAAACCTGTAAGGGTTAAGTCAAAGCCTTCATCTTCTAGGTCTTGTAACTCAATGGTCAGCATAGCGTTATCCCACCCTGCGTTTAGTGCCAGCTTATTGTCAGCAATGATATAAGCCTTCTTTTGGCTTTCAGTCATATCAGAGCAATCAATAGTGGGTACTTGGTCTAAGCCTAGCTTTTGGGCGGCAAGCAATCTACCATGCCCAGCAATGATGCCTACCCCGTCTACAAGGATTGGATTGCGAAAGCCAAACTCTTTGATGCTTGCGGCAATCTGCCCTACTTGTTCAGGGCTGTGTGTACGGCTGTTTTTGGCGTAAGGAATCAGCTTGTTTACAGCAACTTCTTGAATTTTCATATTTAACCAAGTGGTTGATTAAGATAAGTTAATTCTACTACTATTTGACTTCTTTATCCAAGTCTTTAAGTTTATTGGCGATTAGCTTTCTACGATCTAGACGCTGTTGTTGGTTCTTTTCTAGCGTAGATTGTTTATGCTCACGCAATAAAGCGTTACCTTTAGGGTACTTATGGTTCATGTGTTTCATGCTTTTTCTTCCACATACTTAGCGTAAGCATCTTCTAACTTAGCTTTTCTTGCACCTTTGGCGTTTTCACGCTCAACATTTAAGGCAATAGCTACTGATTGACGCTTGGAACGACCAGCTTTTTCTTCAGTTTTAATATTTTTGCCGACTGATGCGGCTGATCCTGATTTGTCTAATGGCATATTAACCTTTAAATTTAAGTAAGTAGATGGTTGTGTCAATCTCTTGGGCAATATTGTCAATTAATTGCACAATCTCTGAATCCATTGGTAAGTCTTGGCGAGCATCTTTTACAAACGATTGTAAGGATTGTAGGTATGCCAGCGGCTCTTTAGGCTGGTGGTATGTGCTTGGGAACTGGGTAATCTGCCCGTATATGCCGAAATAACACTCGGCCAACTGATCGGTCAGATCGATAATGTTTTCATAAAAATGGCCGAGTGTCTTGTGTTTAGCGTAGGACTTGGTAGCCCAATGGAAAAAGTGGGTGTTTGTGCCCGAATGTAGCATAGTTGCTAGAAATAATGCCATCGACTTTTCCATGAAACGCTCCTTTTAGTGTATTTTATAACACTTTTTTAATTACTCCTAGTGCTCTTAATGCGGCATCAACACTATCTACACGGCTTACTGCACCGCCTTTCCATTTACCCATAAAGTCTATTTGGTCAGGTGTGAACTTGGCTTTAGCATCTTTTTTAATTTCCATTAATAGCGTTTCATTTGCATAACCAACAAGCAAGTCAGGGCAACCGTGTTTCATTGCGGCAAGTGACACTACAGTAGCACCAGCATCACGCAATGCTTTAACTATTTCTTTATGATTTGTGTCTATTCTTGCGTATGTCATTGATTTTCAATTAAAATAGATTAGTATCAGCTAACTTTACCATTATAAAGGTTATAAATGGGTGGCTATTATCTAACGGATGAACAATTTATAGATGAATGGAACAAAATAGGCTCTCCATTATCTTTTGCCAAAATCCATGCAATGTCTGAAAGAGCAGTATATAACCGCAGACGGTCAATAGAAACAAGACTTCAAATACCCCTTCCTAGCTTTAAAGACCAAAGAGTAAACGATTACAAAAAAACAGAGCAAACAGTAGGGAATACCCGTAGGGGTATGGATTTAGAAAAAGGTCGCATTATTGTATTTTCTGATGCTCATTTTTGGCCTGACCAAACTACAACCGCATTTAAAGCGTTGTTAGAAATGATTAAGGAATACAAACCGACTGCCATTGTATGCAACGGTGACGCATTAGATGGGGCTTCAATTAGCCGTTTTCCTAGGGGTGATTGGGACAAAATACCAACAGTTAAAGAAGAACTTGAAGCCTGTCAATACTTTTTAGGTGAAATTGAAGCTGTAGCTAAAGGGGCTAAATTATATTGGCCGCTAGGTAATCATGATGCTAGGCTTGAAATGCGGATCATAGAGAACCTTCCAGCCTTTGAGGGTATGAGGGGCACAACTCTTAAAGAATACTTCCCTGCGTGGCTTCCTTGCTGGTCATTTTGGGTTAATGAAGATACTTGTATTAAGCACCGTTGGAAAGGTGGATTTAGTGCAGGTCGTGCCAATTCCCTTAATTCAGGGGTCAATATGATTACAGGACATACGCACCACTTATCCTGTATGCCAGTCGGGGATTACAACGGTACACGCTGGGGGGTTCAAACAGGCACATTAGCCGATATTAATGGTCAGCAATTTGCCTATACAGAAGATACCCCAAAGGATTGGAATAGCGGTTTTGTAATGCTTTCGTTTGAAAGATACCGTCTTTTACAACCTGAAATGATTAGGGTTTGGGGAGAAGATGAAGTCGAGTTTCGTGGGAAAATACACACTGTATGAAGATTTCTCCAAAAAATCTTGAAGGCATTTACTTAACGCTTGCTAAGTGCTATCCGTTTACTAAGTGGGATTTGCCACCCAGCGAATTATGTCGTTTTTTAGTTGTAGATGACCATACCGTTATGGCAACTTACGAATACGATGAATCTTTAGCAAGACCACATATTTTTTGTATATCTAAAGCCAAGTGCGGTCATTACGATACCGTCACTAGGTCTATGGCTCACGAAATGATCCATTGTTCCCGACATAAATCAGGTAAATGGAATCTGCACGATGCTACATTTAAGCGTAGAAAAATGCTTGTGGGCCAAGAACTAGGGTTTGACGGTCACGAACTGTAATTACTTACCAAACTTGTAAAAGTCTTTCATAGTAGTCAATACGCAGTTATACCAAAACTCATACGCTTGCTTGGTGCGGTCTGCCAATTCTTCATACTTTTTAATTTGCTCATCAAATGTAAACATAGCAATCTCCTATTAAATGTTGCATTGCACCATTTTACATTATTTTGCCATGATGTAAAGTCCGACATTAGAAAATGCGTAGCCTGTATATACAACTGCCATAGGCATATTGCCCTTAAATCCTTGTTCTAGCCCTATATATAGGTAAATAAGACCTGTGACAATGATTAACCAGCTACTCACTTAATAAGACTTTCCGTTTTCTCCAACAGCTGTTCTTCCGTGATTCCGTATTCTTGCTCGAAGCGTTTGCGACCCATTCCGTGAATACTGGTATTTGATCCTCTATGGTGGTAGGGGCAAAGACCGATAACTGGCGATAGGCTTCTAACACCACTTCGTCTAATGTGATGAATTTCGCAGGGTGTTGGCGTTTCAGCAAGCTGGAGATGCCTACATAATGAGCATCCCAATTCAGCAATTTTTCTGAGTTTTTCTTTTTCATGCTTAGTGGCCATTAATGTGATCTACGGTCATTTGTTCTAGCTTATCGCTAGATTCTGCAATGTCTACGCTAATCTCTAGCATTTGGGTATAGTCTTTGCGGTTTAGGGCATCGTCATACATCTTGCAAAGTAATTTAAGGATTAAAAATTCTTCGGTGAGTTTTAACATTATTTTAATATCCGATCTTGATTACGGTTAGATACTTCTAGGGTTTGCCATGTGGAATGTCTAAGCCGTGCGGCTTCTAACTCCCACTTTAATTTTTCTGCGTTTTCAGTAGCCGTGCCAATAGAACTACATAAGTCTTGGTATTCTTGGCTGGCGTAGGCTTCACGCTCTTGTGCTCCTATGGTTTGTTCGCCTGACTTTTTCATCATAATGGATTTAAGTGAACTTTTAAAAGTTTCTAGCTGGGCTAACTCACCTTTAGCTTGTGCGTACTTACCTGCGTTTTCAAGGATAAAGTCTATACACTTATTGGGGTCTATCTCTCTCATTCAATCTCTCCGTTAGTAAGTCCCATGCAACTGCCGCCACTTGCGGTACTTGTCCGTTTCCAATGGCTTTATTTCTGTCCAATCTTGCGGCCACCCCATCAGCCATTCTTGCAGGTTCGGGTTGATTGAAGATGGTACATATGTCCCATTCTCCTTTGCGGTGCGTCTGACCCCCGAACCCCCAGCGTTGCCCCCCCCTGTGCCAGTTGTCGGTGTTGGCCATACTACTCCCCGTTTTTGCATTGCTTTCCTGCTGTTGCTGCCACCGCTCGATCCTGTTGTCGGAGTATGAAAGAACTTGTCGTTGTCGGGCAACAATCCAAATTCTCTTTCGGTGGTGTTTAGCCCCAATGTCTGACGCTCCCAGCACGCCCCATTCTGCATCGAACCCCATGTTGGCCAAATCTCCAAGAACTGTTCCCAATCCCCGATGAGTGAGCATTGGTGAGTTTTCCACAAAGACGAACTTGGGTCGTACTTCGCAAATGATCCTTGCCATTTCTCGCCACATTCCTGACCGCTCTCCGTCAATTCCAGCACCTTTTCCTGCGGCAGAAATGTCTTGGCACGGAAAGCCGCCTGATATGACATCAACAATTCCTCGCCAGCTTGTTCCGTCAAAGGTTTGAACATCATCCCAAATCGGGAAACTTTCAAGTAATCCGTCATTTTGTCGGGCAAGCAATACGCAAGCTGGGTATTGTTCCCACTCAACGGCACAGACTGTTCGCCATCCAAGTAGTTTTCCCCCAAGTATTCCACCACCAGCACCTGCGAAAAGAGCCAACTCATTCATGTTCTTTCGCACAATCTTTACACATTGAAGCGTACCAACGGCTAAATTGCTTGTTTGGTAGCGTTCTAGAACAACAAGAGCATAGCTTCATAATTTTCCTAATCTCTTTTTAATTAACATTTTTATTTCCGCTTCGGTTTCGGGGTTTTGTTGTATTAACTTAACCACCGCATCCCAGCCACGCTTCTTTGCTACACCGATATACCAATCTACAAGATACATTTGTTTTACTGCTTTGGGTCTGTGTATGATCCCGTGAATCATCCCCTTAAACGGGTCAGGCTTCAATTTGCTTTATCTTCTGAGCAATCCTAGACCGCCATGCCGCCCATGCCTCACCAGCATAAGCAGGGCAATTAACCTCTTGGGCTTTCCTAGCGGTCAGTTCTTCGCTGGAATACCACGGCAATTCAGGTTTCTTTAAAGGTTCAATATCAAGTTCGTCATCATACCGCCCAGCCCGTAACCAGCTGGCAGGATATGGTATGTAGTCTTTTGCAGTTTCTTTTATCTTCCAGTATTTAAGATGGCTAGGCAGGGCTTCTATGGCTTTTTCTTGCTCATCGGCAGTCATAGACTTCCAAGCCTTTTCAGCGTCTTTACGAGCCATTTTACGGGGGTATAAACCATAAAAAAGAGCAAAAGTCATTGTGATTTCTCGCTTATTAAACTGTGGACTTGAGAAGATATTTTGGTAATGTATTCAATGTCGTTTAAAGATAACTGACCAAGTAACTGCAATATCTTCATTACGGCAATGTCGTTATCTANNGGCTGGGGTTTAACTAAAGTTTCAATCATTTTTTAACCCGAACTTTAGGCTTGGCGACAGCAGGTCTTTTACTTTTATCAGGTCTAACTTTGTATTCATCAATTGCTTTGGTAAGCAGAGCAACAATCCCCCATTGGACAAGGACTTCAAGTCCTTTTTTGTCAAAGATAACTTCAGCATTGGCTGAACCATCTTCATTTTCCTTGAGTATCTTTACTTGTATCTTCATGGTTTGCAAACTTTAAAATAGGTTTATCAAGTGCCAGTTTAGCCAATTCAATGTATCTATCGACTTCTAATCTATCTTCACCACCAATAGATGCTTGACTGTGTGCAATCGGTTTACCCATGTTGTCGTAATAGACTTCACGGATTTCAAAGTAATCCTCATAGGGGTTACTCATATTTACTAAGCGTAAGTTCCAAGTCATGTTTTTACCCAATAAAGAATGATAAACAAAAGG